TTTTATTACTTTTCCTGGTAACTCTTCATTCATAGTAGATATACTACTCAATACCCATAAGGCATTGTTTGGACAACCTGATGGAGCATATGCTTCACCGTCTGTCAAATATATTAGTGCTGTATAACACTTCTTTTCATTATAGTGGTCAATTACAGGTTGGAAACTTGTTCCACCTCTACCATGTATAGCCCAATCTTTTTTTGGGTTAAACTCTTCTACAGTTCTAAGTGTTGTATCACACTGTGCAACAGTGATCTTATGACCAGTCTTAGTCATGTGACATAACTCATTGTAAAACTCTTTAAGCTCTTCTGTATTTACAGATCCAGATGTGTCAATACCAACAAGAATGTGATTTTTAAATTTAATCTTCAGTCCTGGGTTTTCAGCATATCTTTTATTGTATTTACGTCTCAGCTTTTTAGTATATACTACAGATGAGTTTCCAACAAATCTTCTCAAGTAGGCTTTCCAATCAAATTTGGCTGGCTCAATGTGGAATAACTTTGCAATCAATTCACTTAACTCACCAGGAACATTTCCTTGTTTCTTTTGAGTTTGTTCAGCAGCTTCTTTTAACTGATGGTCTATTTGTTTTTGAACAAGTTTTTTATCAGCTTCAGGTAACTCATCAAATTCTTTCCATGTACTATGGCAATACTCTGACTCACCATCCATTTGATCCATTAATGAATCTAATGAAGGAGATGTTCCATCTTGTTTAGCTTGTTCCAACAAATTGTAATAGACTTTAGTCCCTGCTTTTGTAGGAAGATTTAATTCAGGAAAACTACTTAGTAATAATCCACCGTCTGGTAGCATGTTTGAACTAATGTATTGATTGATCTCTAGATCTGCAGCTATATTAAACAACTTGTGATCAGAATAAAGATCTCTCATCAATAGATGCCCAAATGCTATGTGTAACAATTCATGCTTAATCAATCCAACTCTATGTAATTCACTTAGTTCAGTGAAGAAATTAGGGTTAATTGTTAACTGCATACCAATTCCATGTTTGCTTACACCTGCTGTAGGTATACGGTCACTGAATTGTTTATTTATACCAATTAAAAAAAGCCCGTAAAAGGGCTCATCTAAAATTAAAGTCTTGGTGGTTCTTGCAACACCATCTTGTATATTTATCATTTTTTTGGAATTAATATTTTCAATAATATTTTTTTGTAAACAACATAGTCTCCAAACTGTTTTACTACAGAGTTAATGTTTTTACCAATCAATTCTTCAGATGTATAACTTTTATCAATAGCTTTTACAAAACGTTTTCTTTTATCAAACAACATTGATTTAGTAAATAATAAGTCTAAAACAGGTTTGTCATTAAAATTTAAATTTTTGTAGTTTTCTAAAGCTAATTCAAAGTCTTCATCTAGACCCATAAACATCTCACGTAATGAGAAAAACTCTTTAGCTGTTATTCTTGCCATCTGGTAAAATTTCTATAATTACTCCAGGGTTAAGTTTATCATATTTGTATTCTACAAATACAGGTAATATACAATCAGCATTATCATCTTCAATCCAACCAAATGTAACCATATCATCTTGCACTGTCTGCGCGGGATTAATATAATCAAACTTGTGTTTACTGCCTCTGATAAATGTAAATTGAATACTTACGGGTTGTTGATGTTTGGCCAACTCAGCTTTAAACTCTTCTGCATACTGCGCATAATAATCTTTAGCTATTTTTCTATAATTTACAACAGTTTTACTTGCTATAAAATACTTGCCGGTCCATCTTCTACCATTTTTACTACTTGGGACTGAGCCCGGTATGAACCATTTCATTTTTTTATCTGTTTAAAATTTCTTTAAGTAAAGGCTTTAATGTTTGATGTACAATATCAAAACCATGTTCACGCATAGAATCACTAATATCTTTAGACAAAGGTAATGCAAAGCCATCTAGATTATATAAGGTCTTATACTTATCAATTGCTAAACTACCTGCAGTATCATTGTCAAAGAATGTGATTATTTTTTTATACTTCTTTTTTAAGTGCTCAATAACATGGGGCTTAATTATTGTATTTTCACTGTCTGGTGCTAATACTTCAATGTTATAACCAATACTTTTAAGACATAAGACATCTTTCAATGATGAACAAATTACTAAATAAGGTTGAGTGTAAGTTAATTGATCAAATCCTTGAAGGTATGATTTTACTTTGTGGAATTTGTGTTTACTTAATGGTTGATATATTTTATACAACTCATCATTTTTATCAAAATATCCATAAATAGAATGTCCTTCAATTTTTAATTTTCTAACTTCACCTTCTTCTTGTTTAATTAAATTGTAATACTCAATAGGTTTTACATTATATTCTTTTAATAGGTTAGACCCTATTCTAAAATTTAACCAATATCTACCATCATTTTCAGTCCATTGTCTTGTATTGACAAAATCAATTTCCCATTTTGCCTGAACTTTAAAAGATACTTGTTCAAAATCAGTTGTTTTAACATAAGAGTTGTAATCTTCTACTATTTTTCTAACGGCATCTCTATATTCCAAATCAAACATAAGTTTAACTAAGTCTATTTTGTTACCGTTTTTACCAGTTGAAAAATCCTTAAACTTATACATACCTATAGATTTATCTACGTATACACAAAAGCTAGGAGTTTTGTCATTAGGGTTAAAGATTGATTTAATCTTCACATCCTGACCCGTTAGGGGTTTTGATAAGTTTAAATAATATTGAAACACCCAATAGCTTGGAACATCTGTTTCTTCTAATACTAAATTTTTTGTGTTAAACATATTGAGAATATAAATAAAAATGGGACTGGCATATTACAGCCAGCCCCACAGTTATGTTAGTTATTATAAATCAAAATCATCACCAGAAGCAGCTGAACTAGGTTCAAATTTATCTGTTGTAGGTGAATTTTTTTTCTCTACTTTTCTCAAATGATTAACATTATTGCTGTCAAAAATTAACAACTTAGAATTTTCAACATTCAATGCTTCTATAGAAACACCGTCTTTACTAATTTTAGGTAAGTAAAGATCATTATTCACATATCCCTCAGCATTTTCCCATTCACGGGCACCAAGGCAAACATTTACATATTCAGGGCCAGATAGTAATGTATTACACTTTGCCATGAAATCTTCAATTGTATTAGCTTCAATATTATCTAATTCTGTTCTTTTATCTAAAGCTTCAGCTAAAAATATCATTGCTCTTTGTACTTCTGTATCTCTGCTGATTTCTTTACCGTTGGGTAATACAGTGTCTTTATATGGATATGGTGAATATCTTACTCTACCCACTTGACCTTTATAACGCGGTCCATTAGGATTATTCATATCTTTCAAAAATCCTTGAAAATCTCCCGTTACTGGCTCTGATTCTACATGCAACATAATGTTGTATGAATTTTCATCATAAGGGGTTTTATCAAAACTAATTGAATTGATTTTTACTTTGTGGTTTCCCGTCCCAATTACTGGTTTTTCTTTGCCTGAAGCGGCTGACATTCCTTTAGTACTTAACATAGTTTTTTTTTAATTAATTGATTTTTATTTATTATTCTTCATATTTTTTGATGCAATCTTTTACAAATTGCAAATTGTTTGGGATAAAGATGTCCTCAAACATTCCTTGGGGTGATTTACATGTGTTCTCTCCATTGTTTTGTGTATCAAAACCATAGATAAGTTCACCATCATCATTTTTACTTACTTTACCAAATAAGACAATGGAAAATAGACCTTCCAAAGTTAATGCATTATCAATCATTTTACCAATTGTTTTTGCCTTAATTTTTCTATTCCCATTAATATCAGTTGAATCTTCTGAGTGTGTCAAAAAGAATACAGTTAGATCATCTCTCAAATCTTTAGGTAGTTTAGCTACTTGAGCTAAGTTTGCTGCAATTTGTGTAAATTTTTCATAACCTTTTTCATTAGCTCTATCAAAATATTCAAAAGAACTCATATACTGCCAATCATCTACAACTAATGTTTTGATGTGCGGCATTTTTTCATTAACATGTAAAATAGCTTTAATAACTCCTGCTGCAGAAGATGATGATGCTAAATTACCTTTTGGATTGTCTTTTGAAATTGCAGTATACATTCCTTTCCAACCTTTAAAAGGTAGTGGTTTATTTGCAATGTTGATTACAAAAG